CCAGTAGACTTTTGTAATGAGGTTATGCTAAGAAACTACAAGCGTAACGAGGCTCTAGTAAATCTTGATATGATTCCTGATGAAATTCAGGAGCAGATAAATAATCAGTACGATGAATATCAGATACCTGATAGAAAAGGTCTACTGAACTATTTTATCAAAAAGCGATTGAAACATCTTATGGAACATATTGGAGAATTTTAATGAGACAGACCTTCTACGAGATTTTTACAGAAGTAGAGAAATGTAAAACTAAGAAAGAGAAGATTGCGAAACTGAGAGAATATAGTGGCGCACCAATGAAGCAAATCCTTGGCTTTACATATGACCCAAATGTAAAGTGGTTATTACCAGAAGGTGATCCTCCGTACAAGCCGGTTGCTGTTGGTATTGAAGCAGAGGGTAGATTGGTCTCAGAGTTGAAAAGATTGTATATATTTGTTGATGGTCCGACCGACACACAGAAAAATTTGAAACAGGTTCGCAGGGAACAACTATTCATTGAGTTGTTGGAATCTGTTGATCCGGGCGATGCTAAAGTGCTACTTGGTATGAAAGATGGTAAGTTACCATTCAAGGGCATTACTAAGAAACTGGTAGCAGAAGCATTTCCTAATCTTGCTAAAAACTGGTGAAAGGATGATAGGTCGCTACTATGGCTAAAAATAAAAAGTCTCCCCAGACAGAAGATGAAAGAGGCTTCAAGCGTATTAAAGAACAGCGTAAATCGATTAAGAATTTCAAAACGCACCTGAAAGATGCGGCTGAACTATATCTAGAGGATGAAGAGTTTGACGATGAAAACAGCATTTATCATAGGGAACGGCGTTAGTCGAAAACCTGTTGATCTGAATAAACTTGTTGGTAAAGGAACCATTTTTGGTTGTAATGCTCTTTATCGTGAGTTCAACAAATATGACTATCTAGTTTCAATCGACAAATCTTTTCAGACTATCATTGAAGCTAATGATGAAGTATTTGGAACAGATGATCGAATCATCTTTCCACCAGATGATGAGTGTTGGGAAGATGCTGAATATAGTCCGAATCGAAGACGCAGTAACGCTGGTATGAATGCAATGCTTGAAGCGATTCGCAGAGGTCATGATAAACTGTATTGCTTGGGTTTTGATTTTTTATTGAAAGACAATGAGTTATCTGAAGATAATCTGTTTAAGAATCAGGCAGGATATGGACCAGAAACTCATGCGAATCACCAAGATAATGTTCATCGAATTGCATATTTAGAGTGGTTCATGCGTAAACATCACAAAACAAAGTTCACTTTTGTTCTACCAGATAATGAACAATTTCAAACACTTACTGCCCCAAATGTGACAGGCATATTTATTTCAAAATTTATTGAAAAAAAGTGTTGACATATATCTCTCCAGTTGCTATAAAGTATATGTAAGTTAGTTAGTGATTCGCAAAGAGAGAGAGACATGACAAAAGAAACGATTTTCCTTGACGCTCAAAACGGTGCTGTTGCTGTCTACAAAGGTGTAGCAAATCTTGTCGGTCTTGCTAAGAACGGTAAGACACTCAAGTACATCTTTGACACTTACAACATTGACTATATGAATGACACTGTGTTCTTTCAGAGTAGCATGGACTTTGCTGATGAAAACGGCTTTGCTACCGCTGACGGTGCTGTACAGATTGTCAATGAAATGATCAACGAACTGGAGACTGTATAATGACTGCATTTGCTGTGAAAACTTCTGTTCTCGAAAACTATGCCGCTCAAGATGATGATTGGGATGGTGTGGCTACTCGCTGGAAAGTCAAGCCTGGCTCTACTTACATCGTTGAGACTGCTTGTATGCCAGATGTTCGTGAGGTTATGTCTCTTATCTGTGAAGAGAACAATGCTCTGATTGAGCGTGTCGAGTCGATTGATATGGTAGAAGATTCTAATTATGAATCTGAGTTTGTCAAATCACAGAAAGAGTATGATCCTGATGGCTGGGATACCCTCTATCTTGATCCTGTCATTCGCCGTGGTAAGAATGCTCATTGGTTCATGAAGCGTGGTTACATTGCTGGAACTCGCTTGAAGCATGAAGAAAAATATGCTCATCTCGCAGGCAAGTTCGTAGGTTGGGTTGACAATCTGAATACTGGCAAGTGTGTCGTCAAGATTGAGGGTGACACTAGGGAGACATTATAATGAATGGTGATATTGGTTTAGCATGGGAGTTATTACAGCCCTTGATAATCATGAGTGTCACAATCGGTGTGGTTCTTGCAGTTCTGTTTGGTTTTATCAGAATTGGTTTCAAGTTAGCACCATGGATTGTGGTAGCGGCACTAGCAGTTTGGTTTTTTGGAGGCGTCTAATGGGATACAAAGCAAAAGTTTCTTGGGATGAGTTGAAAACAGAAGGCGTTCTGAAAGGACTCTATGTTCCCAAATCAATCAAGTGTGTCTCTTTGAAAGAGGCTTTTACACTTGCTTCAGAGTTGAAGAAAGAAAACGCACAGAGCATTAAGATTGAGAGGTACAAAAATGCTGTTTAAATCATATATCGATTTCGATCCAGTTTGCGATTATCAAGGCTTCACCCTTGGTCGTTTTAGTCATGATGATTCTGATGGATTTGGAAAGTATGATTACGATGTCTATCAGATTGCAGAGCATATCACCTATGATGATGGTCTTGAGATAGAGACATACTTTCATATCAAGTCGTTAGATATTAGCCCATATGAAAAATCTGTTGAAACGATTAAAAAAGTCTTTAAAGAGTATATCGATGATTTTCTTAAACTAAATCACGGATTGGAAAAATCTCTATGATAGAACTAGGATTACTTTTGTTTATAGCGTTGTGTTCATACGCATCCTATAAACATGGATATAATGATGGTGTTCTCACCGGTGTTGATGGCACCATAAAACACTTTGCGAGGCACGGTCTTTTTTTGAATGATGAAATGAAACAAGCACTTGACAAACTAGAGGAATAGTGCTACTAATAGAAGTAAAAAGAAGGAGTAATTCGTTATGGGAAAAGTAAGTGATCTAATGATCGAAGCGCAAGAGTTTGTTCTAGGATATATGGATAATGAAGGTGCTTTGTTTATAACAGAGCCTGAACTATATACTCTAGCACATCAGTATCATGGAATCTTCTTTGCTGATTGTGTAAAGCAAGCATATAAGGATATGATGGAAGGTTGGTAATATGAAAGATGTAGGTGAAGGACCCTTTAAACAGGGTTTACAATCTGACAAGACTGGTATTCAACGAGAGACTTATTCTCGTATCATTGAGCGTGATGGTATGATGTTTGAAGAACGCTGGACACGACAGTGGTTTGGTGACGAAAATTATGTTGATCATTTCAGTTCAATGCCTATTAGCAGGACTTGTTGGTAATGAAAAGAATTGACGAACTGACAGTATGGAATAATTTTGTCAGTACAAGATGCATTCTATCAGAGGTAGAACTTGATACTATCAAAGCACAGTTCAGCGAAGAGAACTGTATTGATGCTGGTATTGGTTCTACTGATTCTAATATATCTGTAGATAAAAAATATAGATCATCTAAGATTATGTTTATCACATCACAAAAATATGAAAATACACCAATATGGGAACTTGTTCAAAAGATACACACACAGATAAGTGACATAAATGAAAAACACTTTAAATTTGATCTGTCATATTGTGAACACATGCAACTGACACAGTACAGCGCATCTTACAAAGGTGAATACAACTTTCATGCAGACTCTTTTGCCACTTCAGGAAACATACTTAGAAAGTTAAGTTTTATCATACCTCTATCATACTGTGATGAATATGAAGGCGGCGAACTCTTGTTCAAATTGAGTAAAGATGAAATAAATGTAAAAAGAGATAATCCTAGTCTTGTTGATAAGAGACAGATTATCGTATTTCCTTCTCATCTGCTTCACGCAATAACACCAGTTACAGAAGGCATTAGATATAGTTTAGTTGGTTGGGTAAATGGTCCGAGGTTTAAATAATGAACATTTTTTATCTACATGAAGACGTAAAGACTTGTGCAATGATGCATAATGATAAACATTGTGTAAAGATGATTATTGAGTATGCTCAACTACTGTCAACAGCACATCGTGTTCTTGATGGTGAAGAGTACTATGATCGCACCGCAAACAACAGACGTATCAAACGCTGGCGTATGAGTGATGATATTATGGAGAATGGTCTGATGAAAGCATCTCATGTAAATCATCCATCCAACAAATGGTTGCGTAAATCAAAAGCAAACTATGAATGGTTGTTTGAGATGTGGTGTCATCTGCTTGATGAATATTCTCATCGATATGGTAAGGTTCATAAATGTACTGAAAGATATGAATATCTCAAAAATCCACCAAAGAATATTCCAGATAGACCATTTGCTTTTACGTTTGATGATCTAGCCATGCCTGATGATGTAAAGCATTCTGATCCTATTCGAGCATATCGTGACTATTATGTTCAATACAAAGATCGTATGGCTAAATGGACATCACGTTCAATACCAGACTGGTGGCACAGTTCTATCACTGTATAAATACTCGTGAACAGTCAGGAGATATTATGCCTACTTATGATTTTATGAATCGTGATACCGGTGAGCAATTCACCGAGATAATGAGTAATAGTGAAAGAGTGAAGTTTCTGACTGAGAACCCTCACATTCAACAACTTATTACCCAAATGAACATGATTTCTGGTGTACCTAAAAATGACGATGGATGGAAAGAAAATCTATCTCGTATAGCAGAAGCACATCCAACTTCAACTCTAGCAGAACGACACGGTAAACGCTCCTCTAAAGAAGCAAAGATATCTGGTGTTCTAGAGAAGCATGGCTTGAGAAAGGGTAAATATTCAATGGACCTATAAAGGAGCGCCCATGCCTGACAGTCTCTCACTCGACTACGAAGATAACATTTATCCTATTTCCAAAAGACAGAGAAGAAGACTACAAAGAAAGAAACAGCAAAACGGTTTACGATTACAAGACATCGAACCTATTACTGACACACAAGAAAAGGTATTTGACTCATATCTAAGTGGTCAAAATATTATGTGTCACGGCGTTGCTGGTACAGGCAAAACATTCATATCATCCTATCTAGCGATTAGAGATATTATAGATAAGTATGATGATAAAGAAACACTACAGATTGTTCGTAGTGTCGTTCCTACAAGAGACATGGGGTTTCTACCTGGCTCTCAAAAAGAAAAAACAAAGGTCTATGAAGCACCTTACTACGCAATATTCAGTGAACTATTTGGTAGAGGTGATGCATACGAAGTACTTAAAGCAAGAGGTCAAGTTCAGTTTACAACAACTTCTTTTGTAAGAGGCTTGACATTCAACGACAGTATTGTTATAGTAGATGAATGTCAGAACATGACATATCATGAGTTAGATTCAGTTATTACCAGACTAGGTGATAACTGTCGTGTCATATTTTGTGGAGACTTCAGACAATCAGATTTTAAGTGGAAAGATGAGCGTGAAGGTATCACGGACTTCATGAAAATCATTCAGAACATGAAGTCATTTGATTTTGTAGAGTTTCACAAAGAAGATATTGTTCGTAGTGAATTAGTCAAAGAATACATTATTAATAAATTAGAACTGGGACTACTTTGATTATAAATAACGTAAACCATGCAATGCGAAGACGTATCAAATAAGAAAGATAAGAGGAGTAAGTCATGGCTATTCAAATCGGTGGAACTGGTGTTATCAATAACAGCAGACAGCTTACAAACATTGCAGGCGCAGATGCTGGTACAGTAACGGCACTACAACAAGCTGGTGTTGGTGCCGCACAAGCAATAACTGC